ATTTGTAGCCGTACCACTTTTCGCACCATTCGTGACGGGATGAATAGCACATTATCGACGCCTTTATCGTCGGTGAGGCTTTGGGCCAGTATCAGGTGCCTGGCGTTGCGCTTTGAGAGCAGCCAACCAACTGATTGCACCACGCAAGGCTCGTCTGTCAGGTCGGCCAGCTCATGCCATTCGTCGTTGTCAATGGTGTGGGCGTCATGCCAGGTGACCAGGACAAGTGGGTGCTCTAGTCGAGCCATACGACGTATTCTGCCGCCACGCGGCCCTTGTCTGGATCGATGAAGTGCAGGCGTTGGCTTGGTATGCCTGTCGCTGCGACGAATTCGCGCGCGTACTCGTTGTGCGATTCGGGTGACCCGGTCACGAATATGCGGCCGCCGTTGCTCATGGTCAGGCTCATCGGCGTGTGCCAGTGGCCCATGTAGCAGTCGTGGAAGTCCTCAATGACGCCACCAGCCCATGCGTTGACCTTGCGCAGGATGCCGAAGGCTGGTGTATTCCCGCCAAAGCTCTTGATTTCGTCGCCGTGCACCAGCAGCGCCTTGTAGTTGCCAATCTTGGTGATTTGATACCAAGCGTCTGATGACTGCCAGTCTTTGACCAGGTGGCCCACTTTGTTCCGCGCAATCTCGTAGGCAATGCGGTCGATGTTGTCGCCTGCTGGCATTTCGCCTTTGCGGCCGATGCGGCCGTGATTGCCGTATTCACAGACGACGCGCACCGACTCAAAGTTTGCAGCCAATGTGGTGATTGTTTGGCTGATGATGTGCGACGTGTTAAACAATTGCTCATAGAGCAGCGCGTCAACTTCCCAGGCTTGACCTGGGAAAATGCCTAAGCCCTCAACCATGTCGCCACCAAGAAACAACACTGCCTCTCGTACCGGGTGATGTTTGCGTTGAATGTCGGTGATCGCAATGCTCTTATCGATGAAACGCTCGATCCGTTGTGCGCACGTTTCTTTGCCATAACTGACGGTCTTTTTGCCAAGCTGCCAATCCGTGCAATGGATCAGCGCAACTTCGGCTTTGCCTTTGCGCGTGTCTTTCGCAGGCGCCTTGACCTTGACTGGCGGCGTAGCCAACCCGGCATCTTTGGCAGCCTGATACACAGCGGCGACAAGTTCGCCGGTCTTGTGCTTGAGTTTGATGTTCAGCTCATTGGAGCGCTTTAGTGCTTGGCGTAGCTGATCGATTGTTTGCAGCTCGCCGAGCTCGTCACTTAGAGCCATGACGCATCCTGTAACGGTAGACGACATTCCAATCGGTCTTGAAACCATGCTTGCTTAGCAATGCGGCAACGGCTTGGTTGCTAAATGATTCGTCAAGAATGATGTCGACCCATTCTTTACGGTTTTTCTGTTTATCGACCCAGGTAGCCAGGTCACCGATTTTGTTTTTCTTCTGACTTATTTCGTCGCGTAAAGCCATTGATGTGATCCTCCAAGTGGTTGTCTAACTTGTTTTCCACCCTAGTCAAGATTCTGCGCACGTATGCGTGATCGTCGGCATTTTCTCGTCGGGCTCGCTCGACTAGGGCTGCCGGTACGCCCGCCACTATCAGCGCGGCAGCTGAGATGAGGGCAACGGTGATTTCAGTTTGCATGGGTGTCGAGCCAGTGCTGCACCCTGGGCGGTATTGATTCTGCCTTGAAATATCGAATGTGCCAAGGTTCGGCGCCGGAGATGAATTCCCAACTGAATCCGAAACTGAGGCAGTTCGCTTCCATCCACGCCAAACGGTCGCCAGAGGCTTCTGAAACGTCCACAGCCAAGCCCAAGTTGTGTGTGCTTGTGCCTGGCACGGCCATTGGCGCTAGACCGGGTTTGAGATACCAGCGTTGTCCTTTCCAGCTGCGCACGGATGTGCTGTTAGCTATTGGCGCTGTTGTGTACCGGGCGAGAAAACCACGTTCCTGGGTGGCCAGATCGCGATAGGTGTCTCCATGAGTTGTGGGTTTGAACGGTCTAATGCCGTCAGCGTGAGCTTGACGTCGCATGGCTTCCCACGCTTGTGCGGCCAGCCAGTGCAGTCGACCATAGGGCCGTATTGACCGAAGCAGATACGCAGGTACTTCGCCTGGAATGACGTTTGCTAAATCAGCCGGGAGGCGTACCGGCTTTACGTCACGGCTCACTTGCGGCCGTACCTATGGTCCTTTGTGTTCGCCCAAGCGTAAATCAGCGGCAGCATCGCGGCGAGCCCTGCTTTTAGCGCGTCGGTTGCGCTGTAGCCGCTTGTGATAAGCACGGCGACGCTTCCAGCGACGAAAGCTTTGGCCCAATCCTCTAAGACGTATTGCCATTTCATTCATCGGCTCCTGGCGCGACAAATTTTTCGCCATCCCATACGTCGCCAATTCCAGCGTATTTTCCTCGGTGTTGGCCCTCAATGGGGTTGTTGTTGTATGACGTTTGTACCCATTCACCATCCAGGCCAATAGATGCAATAAACGCTTGTCCTGCGGTTTCGGTTGGTGCGTTCTCGTTGCTCACGACGATGACTTCTCGGACAACGCCGTTCTCTACTTTCGCAAAGTGTGCCATTAGTCGATCCTGAAGCTTCCGGTCGCGGTGTATTGGTAATAAGTGTATGAACCGCTCTGGCCGGTAGTCGGTGAGCCGGTAGTCGTGACCGTAAATTTTGCAAGATCGCTTGTCAGTGCGCGAATCACCACTTGACCAGAACCGCCGTTACCGCCGCGAGCGGCACTGCCGGAACCTCCCCCACCGCCGCCTCGATTGGGAGTTGCATCACTGCCAACCGCATTTGCGCCACCGTTTCCTGCGTTTGTTCCAGCTGTGCCACCTGTGACGCTGCCGCCGCCACCGCCGCCACCTGAATAGGAAATCGTAGACCCTGTGTAATTGTTGGTTGATGCTGCGCCACCGTTACCACCAGTTGTTGATGAACCTGCGCTGCCAGTACCACCAGCACCACCGCCGCCACCAGCAGCGGTAATGACAGTTGCGCCGGCACCGCCGTCATTGCCTTCGCCTGAAACACTGGTGCCGCCGCTTCCTGTTCCTCCTAAACCCGCACCGCCGCCGCCCGAACCGCCATTCTGACCAAATGTTCCAGTCGATCCACCTGCCTGCGTAGAACCGCCGCCGCCGCCGCCGTTAGCAGTTCTGATAAAGGAGGATGCAGTTCCGTTTGTTCCGTTGCGGTTTCCAACGTTGTCTGGACAGCCAGAACCTGAACCACCGACGACGACTGTGTAGGTATTGCCTTTAGCAATTAAATCGGTGGCAGTACGAAAACCCCCGGCGCCGCCGCCGCCACCAGCTCGACTTGCGCCGGTACTTGAACCGCCGCCGCCGCCGCCACCAACCAACAGGTAGTCGACGCTTAAAGTGCTGGTAGAACCCCCACGAAAAAAGATCGCCGCGCTGGCGCTCGTGAAATACAGGCTTCCACCCTCCCACTGAGCTAATGCGAGCGAACCGCCTGAAGTAACGGTTGCCGTACCTGCTGTCACAGTGCAGGTACCTGCACCAATGTTGTGAACCCAAACCGTGTCACCAGCGCTAAAAATGCTGGTGTTGACGGTTACTGTCGTTGCTGACGCCGAATTCATGGCAATGCGTTTGCCTGCGTCGCCAGCGACCAACACATAAGAAGCCGTTTTGGTATCGACTGTCCAGTTGTAATCGTTTGCCTGGAGGCTGTTCATTTGAGCTGCGGTCAGCACTTGGCTGGCCGTGAACGTTTGTTTAGCCATAGTTATTTCATCCTAATACGTTGGTGCCATCAAGCGTGCCGTACACCAGATCGTCGAGGATGAGCTGGAATACCACTGTCGTTGGGGCTGTGTAATACGTGATTCTGTGGCCTGATGCCAAATTGATGTTGCCCTCAATGCCTTCAATGCTGAGCTCGGAAGTAAGGGTGGATAGTCCGGTTATTGCTTTGGTAATTGTGATGGTGTCGCCTACGTCGACTTTGGCGGCGTTGGCGCGTTGAGCATTGGTAAGCATGCTGAAATTTGTGCTGACGGCCGTGAACCGGGGCCCTGGTTCTCCGTTAAGCAAATAACTGGCCAGAGTGTCGATTTCTGTGGCGTCGTGCAACAGGGATTGCGTAATTGTCTTGGATTGGATGAAATAAGTGGCCTGGCTGGTGGTGTCGTTGGCAGTTGAGTTATTGCCATTCAGGCCCTCGACGTAAGAACGGTTGACCACGCCATCGGCGTCGAATTCGATTTCTACGTTGTCGTACTTTGCCCCGGAGCCGTTATCAGTAAATGTAATTACTGAGCCGCTTAACGTGTTGCCGATTCTGTTTTGGAACGTGAGTGCTCCGGATCGAGACATAAATAGACGGCCTTGTTCGGCCTGGTTAATCGCGTTGAGATAGTTAAGAGTATTTGTACCGGCTGCGACGTTATAACTGGCGTCGTGGCCCATGCTGACAGTGCCGGTAGCGATACTGGTCGTGCCGGTGTAATTGACTTCAGGCAATGCCAGGACGGTGGATACTCTGGCGCCGCTGAGTTCTGGGCTGGGATTAAAAGCGGCCATTTGGGTTTGGGCAAGCAGATAGAAGTCGTCTGCGCATGTAACGTCTATGGTGTTATACCCAGCCAAGGCAAAATCGTATGAGTATGACGTTACGTAACCGACGAACAGATAGTCGCCTTCCCTACTGAGTCTGACTCGCCGCATCGGGGCAAGACCGGGTTTGTCGTTGAGTGGATCGTAATAAGGGCTGGTGGTGTCGTATGGGCCCAGGATGCCGGTTTGGTCGAGCATTTTGAATGACATAGTGCCAGCCGAGAATTGGTCGTCGACATTACGTCGGCCGCGCCGATAAACGATTTCCTGGGCGTACTGCGTTATGTCTGCATATGTGGTAGAAGGCCCTAGTGGGTATGTGGTGTTATCGAGCACGCCTTTAACCGTGTCATCAAGACGGAAAGACGCATAATCAAAGCCTGTGTCTAGCTCTAGCAGGTAACTGCCGGATTGGATGACTGTGGAGGCCATTACGCCACCTGGATTTGTGCCGGGCCGTTACGCCGGTTGTATTGCCTTAATGCATTAACGATGATGTCACCCAAACGCTCATCAGCGACGGTCGCGGTCACGTTGACGGTGATACCGCCCATACCGCCCATGCGCGATAGGGGTACCACTGCTTCGGGGCCGGCTTCGCCAATCAATGCGACGGTTGGCGATGTGACGACGCCACCATCTGCGAGTCGCGGCAAATCTGGAACATCGAAACCTTTACCGCCGATACCGGGCACCCAATCGGGAACCTTGAAACTCAGTTTGCCGATGGTGTTGTTCCATGCGTCCGCAATGCCATTGAAGATGCCTTTGTAGAAATCGAGCACGAAATTGAGGTATCCCTTGATGAGATCGACGGACGCGCCGATTGCGGTTTTGATGAATTGGAACATTTTGTCGACGCCTTCGCGGAACGTCTCGGATTTGTTGTATGCCAGGACGAAAGCTGCGACCAGCGCAGCAATGGCGATAACGACCAGGGCGATTGGGTTAGCCGCCATCACGAAATTGAGGGCGGCTTGCGCAACCTTGACCACAATCAGTGTGGCTTCGTACACCTTCATTGCGGCGTTGATCGCCACAATCGCGGCTGCCAGGCCGCCTACGACGCCTGCCAAAATCAGCACTACTTTTGTATTTGCTTGCATCCATTCAGCCAGCGGAATCAGTTTGTCGATCAGCTGAGCCACGACCGGGAGAAGTGCGGCACCAATCGATTCCTTGGCCTCGTCCATCTGGATGCCTAAATTCTTCATCTTGCCAGCAGCCGTATCAGCAGCATTAACCGCCGCACCGCCAGTCGTAGCAGCCAAAGCTTGCATTACCTGGTCAAAGTCGGCGCCGTCTTTAATCATTGGTATTAGCGAAGCATCGAGCGCTTTGAGGCCTTTCATGTTGCCGTTGTATGCCTTGCCAAGGGCATCAACCGTTGACTGCAAATCTTTGCCGGTTGACGCACTGATGTCCAACGCGGCATTCAGAAGCTCCTGGCTGTAGGAAAGTGAGCCGGTCGACTGCACGAGTGTTGCTAGGGCCGGCCTCAATTCATCATCTGCGACCGCTACTGATTGCGAGAGTGAGGCGATCCAATCTTCGTTAGCTGCGATTGCCTCTCGCGTGCCGTCAATGGTCGAGCGTTGAATCACGCCTGCCAGACGCTCCTGGGCGGCCTGATCGTCCATTGCGGCCTTGGTAGCTATTCCCAAACCTGCTGCTAAACCAGCCAAAGCGGCTGTGGCAGGTACAGCAGCTTTCTTTAAAGCAAACTGAGCTTTGGCTCCAGCGCCTTCAAGTTGCTGAAATTCGGCAATGGCTTTCTTGATGCCGTCGCCGTCAAACTCGGAGATAATAGGAATTGTTACGGCCATTAGGAGACCAGTCTACGATTCGTCTCGTCGGTGATTCTGTCGACCAGTTGTTTTAAGTTGTCGTTGACTGCATCTGCGTGCCGTTCATAGGTGGGCCACATGAGGCGTGACGGTTTGCCAGCAATCTGATCGAGGGCAGCCGCGAGACGGTTGCTGCTACCTTTGCCTGCCATGTCAAAGATTGTGCCTGCCGGGCTTTTCATCGTGACGCTGAATACGGCCAGACTGTTGCCGCGTTTGCGATTGCTGAATCGGGCGATGATTGATTTGGTGACGGCATCTTTGCTCCAGGGCAGCAATTTGCCGCTTTTCCAGTTACGCGTAAAGCCGCTCAGCGGCAGTTCAACTACTTGAGCTTTCGCAGCGTCGACCACTGGTTTGACGATCGATTTGAAGTCTTTTTTGATTGCCTTTGCGGTTTCAGGTTCAAGTTTCTGAATTTCGCGCATGGCTTTTTTGACGCCTGCGACAGTCAGTGATGCGTTAGCGGCCACGTTCTTTGTTTGCCTTTCTCGCCAGCAAGTGAACGGTAGCCAAATCCTCCAGGTCGAATTCGATATTGGGCGGCCACCAGCCGGTGGCCAGGAGAAGATCGGCGAGCTGGCGCCTTACGGAGTCTGATCCGTAGGGTTTGTTTGCGCGACCTCCAGCACGTCGAATGATTCGACCGACTCCAGCCATGCGTCGTAGTCGCGCCCTTCGCGTTTCTGCTGGTTGAGCCGATGCCACGCAAGGAACATGATGTCGTCGACACCGATACCGGCCTGGAGATCGCTGATACGACGCTTGAATCGACGCTCCCATGCGGCAATGGTCGCGATCGATGTGGTTACTTCGTCAGTGACTAAATCCGCTGCCGGTGTCTTGTAGGACACCTTGATTGTCAGTTTCATGAAGTCGCCGTTGTGAGAGCGCCGCCAGAGACGACCACTTCGATTTCGCTGAGGCCGCCAACTTCCTGATTGACGACATCGACCGAAGCGAGCAGGCCGCCGGTGACTTTGTAGAGCACGTTGGTGGCGCTGGTTGCTGCTGAGTCGCGCTTGGCTTCGGCGTAAACGTTGGTGCCGACCAGGGCGTAGAGAGCGTTGACGATGGAGGCGTTGGCGAGCAACGTGGCGGTAATTGTGACGTCGGAGAGGCCGCCCACGCGGTAGCGGTAGGTGTTGCCGAACGTCGAAGCGTCAAGCTCTTCCTTCATGACGGTGGCGACCACTTTGGTCGCGTTGTCGGTGTAATCGACGGCCGTAAGCGATGAGGCGCCGACCTTGAATACTGCTGAGCCGAGAAGTGTGGATGCAGTGGCCATGTAACGGTTCTCCTGTTCGTGGAGGCTCGCTGCAAGCCAATCCGCAGTCTAGTAGCCCTATGGACTCACTTTGGTGCGTATGGTGAGCTCGTATGAGGGATAATCGGCGCCGCCGTAGGTGACGGTGGTGGGCCGTGCGGCAGTCAAACCGATTTTTGCTGCGCGCACCAAATCCGCGAGATCGAGCAACTGGTCGAGCGTCCTATTGTCGCCGGTGCCCAGGCCGACGATGACGACGCGGAATTCCATGTCTGCGTTGACATTGGTATTGAGGCTGATAACGGGAGCTTCTACGATTGCGCAAGGCACGTTGATGTTGCGTGGGTCATTGAATACGCGCAATCCGGTGATCGCTTGGAGTGTGGTTACGAGCTGGTCGTAGCCGTCTTTAAACAGCGTTTCAGGCATTAGGCGACCTGCGGCTTGCCGACTCCGAGCAGGCGAAGTATCTGGCCGTAGTTGCCAGTGACCGGGCCGCCTGTGGCCAACGGATCAAAGCTGGCGAAGGCTTCGGTACTGCCTCGCTCGCGGTAAAGGATGGCGGCGTATTGAGTGACGGCGAGCTTGCAATCGAGGCTGGGCACTGTTGACGGTGAATCCCAATAGCCGGCTTCTTGGCGGCGGCGGTAGCCGAAAGCGTTGGCTGCGCCCAATGCCATTGTCGCTACGTCAAGGTCGGCGCTCGGATCAGTAAATGTGAAACCCAGGTAATCCTCCAGGTCACCTATGGCAGCCCATGTGCATGTGATTGAGTAAGTGAGCGTCCCGGTGGCCGCTACGCGCTCGACATTGCTGGCGGTTAGGGCAAATTGGATTTGGTTGGGGATGATTCGTGCCGAGTCGTAGGCGTAATCGCCCTGGTCGGTGACGCCGAGAAAGTAATACTCCGGCAGAGCGGTGATGACGTGCGTGCCGTTGAATCCGGTCAAACTGCCGATGGTGATCGATTGCCCAACCTCAAAATTGATTGGTTCAAGCACTTGGACTGTGGCAACGTTGTCCACCACCTGTTTATGGGTGATGGTATACGTTGCCACAGTCGTCAGTCGCTTGGAGGAGGCGAGCTAACTGATCAGACCCAGTTGATTGCCTGGAACTTCGTGGCGTCAAGCATCAACGTGGCGAAGTAGCCGCGGAAGCTGATTTGACGCGCGAGGATGTCCGGCTTCTCAACGCTGACCGCACCCTTCTGCTGTTCGAAGATTTCGAAGCCAGCGAACTGACCGGCGGCGCAACCGACGATCATGTTCTTGGCGGTGAAGTTCTTGTCGACGACCATCGTGAGGCCGAGTGGGTTGCCGTTCCAGCTGGAGGCGTTCTGCGTGCCTGAAGCGTTGAACGGTCCGACCGAGGGGAACAGAGGACGGTCGGCGCTGTCGACGAGGCCGCCGATTTTTGCCCACGTTGCCGGGTCGACGAACAGGTGCGTCGGGAGCACGTTGGTGTTGGCGGCGATGGCCTTGGCGGCGCTGTAGATGTCAGCCACGAGCGAGTCGGCGTTGCCGTTCCAGGTGCCGAAGCTGGTCGAGCCCGACAACAGCTGGTCGGCTGCGTAGTTGTCGGTCTGATCCGCGTACTGGTTGGCCAGGTCTTGCAGGACGATGTTGACGAACGCTGGGTCGCTCCAGTCGCCGAGCTGTTCGGCGACTCGCACCGTGCCACCGAAGGTGAGTTTGGTGACGGTGTTGGAGCTGACGACCATCGTGGTCGAGCTGAGAGTGTCGAGCTGGTTGCTCTGTTGAGCGACCGAGCTGTGCGTGGTGATTTCGGGGCGAATGAAGGTTGCACCGAAGGTTGGCATGGCGCGTGCGCCGATTGCCGAGACGACCGGGCGCAGGTACGAAATGTTGTCGTACACCGGGCCGAGAATCGGCACCGGGAGCAAGCCAGGGGCGTTGGTGGTGGTTTCGTCGCCGGCTGCGGCCGAGATCGGGTTGTGGTACGCCTGGTGGTCGGCGATCATGCGGTTGACGTTGCGGAATGTGTCGCCGCCCTGGATGAAAGCCGAAACGTATTCGGCTGCCGAAGGCAAACGGTCTGGTACGCGGCGCGGTTCAGCGAACGTGAGAGCGCTGGTTGGCGTTGCTGCCGGGGTTTCAGCGACGTTTGCGGCGCTGGCGAGTTTGTCGGTCATTGGTTGAAGCTCCTGTTCGTCTGACTTATTTTCGGTCGCTGCAACCTCTGTAATCGTAGCACCACGAAATGCTGGTGCGGTGACTAGCGACAACTCTACCCAGTCGCCGGCCGTGATGACCATTACGCCGTCATCGTTGAATCGGTAGTCGGTCGGATTGACGCCCACTGATACGGCGTCGACGGCGCCATCTTTGATCAGTTCGAGCATGTCGTTGCCTTCGGTGGTGGCGCTGATCCGGGCAGTGAACAGCATGCCTTTTTCGGTGTCCAGGCGGCTGGTAACGATGCCCACTGGTGCGGTGTCGTCGTGGTATTTCAGCAGTTTTGGTTTCTTGCCGTTTTCGGAGAGGCTTCCTCGCTCGAACATGACGCGAGTGCCGTCGGAGACGGTTGCTTCGGTGTTCCAAGGTACAGCGACGCCAGAAATGGTGCGTGGCGTTTCGCCTTCTTCGGCGACGATGAACGTATCAGAGGCGGTCAGTTTGATCATTGCATGTCCTCACTTCCTGGCGTGGGTTGCGCCGGAGTCGGTGCAGCGTTGTCCGACTCCGGCACACTATTTGCTTCCTCCAAGTAATAGTCGACGTCCAGGTAAATGTATCTGCCTCTGGGCGTCACATTGTTCATAGACAGCGTTTGCTCGATGCAATCGATGTACGGTTTGGCTCCAAACAGGTACAAATCTTGGCGTGCTTGCAAAGCGTTCTGGTAGGTCATGCCGCTGCCAGTCGGTGCGCCCACCAGGTATGGGGGAATGTTTGCGACGCGAGCCATCTCAAGAGCTTGGTATGTGCGTGCCTCGACGAGCTGCAATTTGCTTGGATCCATGTACGACTCTTTCCAATCGACGTACTGGTTCAATGCGGCAATGGCGTTGTTGTTGCGAGCTGCTGCGAAGCCGGCCGCGAGTTCGCTCAATTCTTCGGCGCTCAATGGTTCACCTTCGGTCTGTTTAAGCACGCCGGCTGGTGTCTGGTTGCGCGCAAAGCGTTCTGCGCTGTTGTCCAAATTAAGGTTGGTGCGAATCGCCCTGGCACCCATTGTCAATAGACCTTGGATTGGGCTGATGAATTGCACAACGTCATTTGGATCGAGCGTCAAACCTTGAAAGACGATTTGTTTGCTGGGGCCGTACCACATTGGGCCAGCCTGATCGAGGGTCTGAACGTCAGCTGATGGAATCCAGGTGAAGGTTGCTGGGAATCCGTTGCCAAACCTACTGGTCACCACCCAAAAGGCTCTGCCGGTGAACAACAGGTCATCGGTTGTCCAACTGAGCATGAAGTTTCGGGTCACGTTGGGGTCGGGTTGCGCGAACCACGTGTCATCCGGTAGATCAATGTCTTCGTAGTCGTCATTGATCCATTGTTTTGAGTATTGGCGAATGGGAAGACAACCGACCATGCCGCAGATGAGGTCGCGTGCGCGGCTGATGGTTGGTATTTGGATTGCTGCCTGCCGCTCGTAGCTGCTGGTGTAGTTAATGAAGTTCCCAACCAGCGGATTGCCGGCCGCAGCCGCAGCCACCTGGGCTTTGGAGACGTTAGGCACGGAGCGTTTCAGAGAAAAGACAGCCATCGTGTTGTTGAGTCTAGGCGCTGGATGCAATCATCGGCCTGTTGACCATTGGTCGAGGACGCGAGCACATGCCTACGGCCCACACCAAGCAGCGAGCCAATTCGATTGGCCCGGACGATTTGGTGGAGCTCAACGCGATACTGCCTGGTGTTTTTACCGCGACTGCGCGGCCTACATGTTCGGCAAGCATCGTTTCCCCGGTGTGCGCAACGCGCCCTTCATTAATCAATGACCTGACCATCGAGGTGAAGCGAGAAATCTCTTGGTAGCCGACAAGCACCCTGCGACGTTGCAGATCGGAGGGGCAGTTGGTGTCCAGTGTGGGCGTGATAGCAACTTGCAAGCCGGGATTGGAGGCCAACTGTTGTCGGATGTTATCCCAGACCTGATTTATTGTTTCGCACATAAATGCGACAGTCGCAGTCAGCATCCCAGCACTGTTGCCGTTGCAGCGAACCGCCACGTAGCGGCCGTCGTCGACTGCGACTTCGACGGCGAGCACGCCACCCGGTAGCGGTGGCTGTTTGGTGGCGCAGCTTTCCCATTTGCCTGGCGCAAGCCATGAGAGCTCTGATTGCACCCATAGGTTCACGCTAGATCGCAGGAAGCCTGCGCGGTTGGGTGATTTGGCTTCTTGCTCGATGGTGCGTATGTCGAGTGTGTGGCCGAGCGCCGGGTTGGCGTATTCCCAGGCACCAGGCGACATTGGGTCGGCGTCTGGCGGTGGTGAATATTCAGCTAAGTAGATGCCGGTGGTTTTGTGTTCATCTATTGCGCGGATGCCCTGCTCACGCCAACGCATCATTGCAATTGAGTCCTCGGTTCCGGCTGTAGACCACATCGAGCACAACGGATTAGGTCGAGCGCGTTGCGTGGGCAGCAAACCAATGTCGAGGGTCTCCGAATCGATGCCAAACACTTCGTCGGCAATGATGAGATCGACGGACATGCCGTGACCGCTCGATGGCCTGGCTGCTTTGACATGCCATGAACTGTCACCAATCTTGATGCTGTTCCGGCCATACGCCCAAGTGGCTTTGACATTGAATTTTGCTTCAAGTGTCGGTGCCAGGTCTTGAAACAACGCGGTGGCTAGATCGAGCCGGTGCGCAGTTGAGAGAATCGTTTGCGGCCCAGCCTCCAGGCTGTATTCCGTCAGCCACCATCCGAGCAGCGCTTTGAGGGCAACGGTTTTGCCGTTCTGTCGCGCAACGCTGACAAGTGAGAGAGGGTTGCACCATCGACCGTCTGCGTCAACTGAGAGCTGACCGTCAAGAACGTGGCGCTGCCAGGGCATGAGCTCCACACCGAGAATCCTTCGAGCCCACTCTGCAACGTTTGGCCCATACGAGCCGGCCGCATCCTGCACGATCGTTTCAATTCGCGGTTGGTCATGACCTTTCCCTTTCCGTTCCAGG